GTACTACTTGGATCGTTCAGGTGGCGGTGAGAAAATTGCAGCAGGCAGTATATTTGTTCAGTCAAATGCAGATCAAGAATTAGGTCAAGATGCTACTGCTAAATTCCGTGTTTGGAAAAAGAAAGCATCTGGTCCAACTACAGTAACTTCTGCAATTATTACTGATACAACATTACCAGCTAACACATATACATTTACTATTGCAGAATCAGTAGCAGGTGAGTTGTCGCTGGGAAGTGATACACTAATTAGCTTTACCGCAGTAGCCGGATCTGGATCCGGAATTACAGATGCTAACGCAATTGCAGCAGCTATTAATGCAGCAAACTTTACGCACGTTGTTGCTGAAGTAACGCCTAGCAATGAATTACAAATTACACATAGAGCAGGCGGTGACATTCACCTTACTGACGGTACCAATACACCATTAGTAGATATCTTTACAGTATTCAATGTTAAAACTAATGAAGGCACTACTAACTTCTATAACTTGTCAACTTCTGCAGGCGCAGTAGGTACAGAGCCACTAGCACCAGCAGATCCACATGATTATATTGCTACTAATTGGACCCCATTGGCTGCAGATGAGTTAAGATTTACTGCTACATCTAATGAGCCATTAGCTGAGCCAACTGACGGTCAACTATGGTACAATCCAAACTTTGGTGATGTAGACATGATGGTTCATAACGGAGCTATTTGGGTTGGTTATAAGACTGACACAAGCCCGTACTATTCATCTGACGCTTCACAAAAAACTGATCCTAATGGACCACTAGTAGCGGCCAGTATGCCAACTACACAAAGTGACGGAACGCCACTAAGAAATGGCGATCTATGGATCAGCACAGCTGACCTAGAAAACTTCCCAACTATCTATAAATTTAATCCGGACGGCGGAAACACTGTTTCTGAGAAATGGCAATTGGTAGATAAAACTGATCAAACTACAGAAGAAGGCGTATTGTTTGCTGATGCACGTTATGGCGTTAGTGGAGCAACAGGCGACGAAGCTGCTACAATTAAAGAATTGTTAGACAGTAACTTTGTTGATTTTGATTGTCCAGATCCAACATTATATCCAAAAGGTATGTTGTTATGGAACCTACGTAGAAGTGGCGGCAACGTTAAACAATATAAGAACAATTATATTAACCAAGCAGCAAGGAATGTCCGCTACGAAGACGAATACAATGATGTGGGCTCTGAACCAGTATTAGGCGACAGCATGAACGGCTACGCAACTGATCGTTGGGTAACTGCAAGTCCAAACAATGAAGACGGATCCGGCAGTTTTGGACGTAAAGCTCAACGTGCTCTAATTGTTCAGAAACTAAAGAGTGTTATTGACACAAGTTCTGAAGCTAGAGATGAAGAGCGTAGAAACTTTAACTTGATTGCTGCTCCTGGTTATCCAGAAACATTAAGCAACTTGATCAATTTAAACATTGACAGAGGTCTAACAGCGTTTGTTGTTGGAGATACTCCTCTGCGTTTACCATCAGATGCAACAAGCCTAACAGCTTGGGGTACTAATGCAAATGGCGCACTAGACAACAGTGACACAGGTATTGTTAGCTATGATGAATATGCGGCAGTTTACTATCCAAACGGATTTACTACAGATTTAGGCGGTGCTAATGCAGTTGTTCCAGCATCACACATGATGTTGCGTACAATTGCTCTGAGCGATCAAGTTAGCTATCCATGGTTTGCACCAGCAGGCACACGTCGTGGTGGTATTACTAACGCTACAGCAGTTGGTTACATTGATGCAGCAACTGGTGAGTTCCAGAGCGTTGCATTGAACGAAGGTCAACGCGATACATTATATGATCTAAAAGTTAACCCAATTCCATTCTTTGTAGGAGTTGGATTGGTTGCTTATGGTCAAAAGACTCGTGCAAGAAACGCAAGTGCATTAG